AAAAAATATGAGAGATAATAGAGGTGGTAATACAAAAATAATAAAAGAAAAACCTGTATCAGTAACTTCTTCTCCAACTACAATGGAAATAGATCAAGCTCAATCTACTCAATCTACTCAATCTACTCAATCTACGGATAAAACAGACACTACATTAATGAATAATGAAACAACTGTTAAAAATAATAAAAAAGGTAGAACGGAAAACATCCTCACTTCAGCAGCAGGTTTAGGAGATAATAATTTAGTAATTAAAAAGAAAAAGTTAGGAGCAGCTTAATATGGCTATCAACAAAAAAGCAAAACAAATTATTGAGAAATACGAAACTTTAAAAGCTCAAAGATCTACCTGGGAAGATCATTGGCAAGATATAGCTGATTATTTCCTACCTAGAAAATCAAACATCACAGTAAGGCGTACGAAAGGCGATAAGAGGCATGATCAATTATATGATGGAACTGCCACGCACGCGCTCGAATTGCTCTCAGCGAGTCTAAATGGGATGCTAACCAATACAATTTCGCCTTGGTTCGTTCTTAAATTTAGAAATGAAGCCGTAAACCAGGATGATGAGGCAAATGAATGGTTAGAAAGCAGCGCAAAGATTATGCAGCAAGTATTTGCTAGATCTAACTTTCAACAAGAAGTGTTTGAAATGTACCATGAATTATTAGCATTTGGTACTTCAGCTATGTTTATTACAGATGATGTTAAGGATGATTTAAGATTTAAAACTATTCATATTTCAGAAATCTTTATAACAGAAAATGAGAAAGGCATGGTTGATTGCCTGGTTAGAAAGTTTCATCTTAAAAATAAAAATATACCTGCGATGTATCCAGATGCAGTATTACCTAGATCATTAGAACAGGCTATACAAAACAAACCATACGATGATAGTATTATCATTCATTCAGTACATCCATCAGATAATCCAATGGGTTATGACAATAAAGATAATATGGATTTTATTTCTTGTCATGTTCATCAAGAGACAGGAACTATTTTAAGAGAAGGTGGATTTAAAGAATTTCCGTACGTTGTACCACGTTATTTAAAATCTTCATCAAACGAAATTTATGGAAGATCTCCAGCCATGAACGCGTTGCCTGATACGAAAATGTTAAATACAATGTGTAAGACTACAATCAAAGCTGCACAAAAACAAATCGACCCACCTTTAATGGTTCCCGATGATGGCTTTATCTTACCTATTAGAACTGTACCAGGCGGATTAAATTTCTATAGATCTGGAACCAGAGAAAGAATTGAACCACTAAATATTGGATCCAATAATCCTTTAGGTATACAAATGGAAGAACAAAGAAGAAAAGCTATTAGAGAAAACTTTTTTGTTGATCAGTTAATGACAGTACAGGGTCAAAATATGACCGCAACTGAAGTCTTGCAAAGAACTGAAGAGAAGATGAGATTACTTGGTCCAGTATTAGGTAGATTGCAATCTGAGTTCTTACAACCATTAATCACTAGAGCTTTCAATTTATTATTAAAAAATAATAAACTACCACCAATACCAGAAATGCTAGGCGAACAAGATATTGAAATCGAATATGTATCTCCATTAGCTAAAGCACAAAAAAGCCAGGAGTTATCTTCTGTGATGCGTGGAATAGAAATATTTGGATCTCTTCAAAATGTAGCTCCAGTTTTTGATTATGTAGATATAGATGGTTTAGTTAATCACATCAAAGATGTTTTAGGTTTACCAGCTAAGATGATGAAATCAAAAGCACAAGTACAAGAACAACAACAACAAAAACAAGAAATGCAAATTGAACAACAACAATTACAACAAGCTCAACAAGTTGCCGAGGCTGCTGGTCAAATAGCTCCAGCGCTAAAGGCGGTTGAGTAATGACAGAAAAAGATATTAAGCAATTACAAGTAGACTATAAAACAGTTTTTAAATCTGAAGCAGGCGAACGCGTGTTAGATGATTTAAAAAAAAGATGCAGCTTTCATAATACTACTCATATCAAAGGCGATAGCCATGAGAGCGCATTTTTAGAAGGAACAAGATCAGTAGTCTTGTTCATTAATAATATGCTCAATAAAAAGGAGAAATAATGAGTGATAATCAAGAGGTAGCAGCACCAGTTGAAAATACTAACTCGGTACTGTCTGGAGACCCTGTAGAAACAACTCCAACAGAAACAAACACAGATTGGAAAGCAAGTCTTTCTGATGAATTAAAAGCCGACAAATCTTTAGAAAATATAAAAGATATTGAAAGCCTGGCAAAAAGTTATGTTCATGCACAAAAAATGGTAGGTGGCGATAAGATCCCTGTACCTAATAAATTTGCAACTGAAGATGATTGGAAAGCTGTATATGAAAAATTAGGCAGACCAGAAACTCCAGATGGATATAAATATAATTTAGGAGAAGAAACAAATATTAATGAAGAAGCTCTAAAAGTTTTTTCAGATCAAGCTCACAAACTTGGTTTACTTCCTAGTCAAGCAGAAGGTGTCGTTAAATTTTATAATGATATGGTGGCTAAAGATGAGGATAGTGCTGAAACAACAGCGGTAGCTGCAAGAGAACAAGCTCAATCAGATCTTAAAAAAGAATGGGGAGCAGCTTATGACCACAATCTAACAAGAGCTGCTAGTGTTGCTAAGCAAGTAGTTGATGCTGATTTTTTAAATACACATTTAGAAGATGGTTCTAAAATTGGAGATCATCCAATGATGATCAAAGCATTTGCTGCGTTAGCTGATAAGATGGGAGAAGATAATATTGTTCAAGCATCTGGACCAGCTTACATGACACCAAATCAAATTGAAAAGCAAATTGGAGAACTTACACAATCGGGTTCTGCGTATTGGGATAAAAATCATCCTAATCATCAAATTGCTGTTGAAGAGGTTTTGGCTTTACGAGAACAAAAGAATAACGTATAGCTAAAAAATTATTAGGATAATCGAAAGACCCTAGTTGACACCAGGAAAGCCTGGGATCCAGAAGATCTAAAATTGAGGAGCGACCCGTAAGGATAATCATCCGATTTAATTAACAATCACAAACCAAGAAGGAGACAATTATGTCTACTGCTATAACTACTTCTTTTGTTGAACAATATAGCTCTAACGTACAGATGCTATCTCAACAAATGGGAAGTAAATTAAGAGGTGCTGTGGATGTGGAAACTATTAGAGGAAAAAATGCTTTCTTCGATCAAATCGGAGCAACAGCAGCTGTAGCGAGAACTACTCGACACGGAGATACTCCTCAAGTAAATACACCACACAGCAGAAGAAGAGTTAGCCTTTCAGATTTTGAATGGGCTGATTTAATCGATGACTTAGATAAAGTAAGAATGTTGGTTGACCCAACTTCTAACTACGCAAAAGCTGCGGCAGCTGCTATGAACAGAACGATTGACGATCAAATCATTTCTGCTTTAGGTGGATCTGCAGACACAGGCGTAGCTGGAGGAACTGCGGTTGCTTTACCTTCATCTTCTAAGTTCTCAACTGCACAACAAACTGATGGTTTAACTATTGCTAAACTTTTAGAAACTAAGTTTTTCTTTGACAATGGCGATATAGACCCATCTTTAAAAAGATACTTTGTGTGTGGTCCGAAACAAATCCAAGATCTATTAGCTACAACTGAAGTTAAATCTAGTGATTTCAACACAGTTAAAGCTCTAGCTCAAGGCGATATTAATTCGTTCTTAGGATTTGAGTTCATTATGTCAACTAGACTTAACAATGATGCTACAAACACAGACGACAGATTGTGTTTTGGTTTCACTCAAGACGCAGTAAAATTAGCTATTGGTGCTGAGCCAAAAGCAAAAATTACTGAAAGAGATGACAAGTCTTATGCGACACAGGTTTATTACTCAATGGCATTAGGTGCAACAAGGATGCAAGAAAGTCATGTATTCCAAGTACCTTGTGATGAATAATAATCACTAACTAAATTTTAGGCGGGGAAAGCGAGAGTGGAACCCGCCTAGAGTGCATGAAGAAAATACAAGAATTAAAACCTGTACTACATTTCAAAAAAGATAATTATGTTTATCGATATGTGTTGGTAGATAGGTTTAAGAACACAAGTAAAGTGCATCATGGTTTTGATGCAAAACTTGAAAAAACTGAGCATGAGATTTGGGCATTAGAAAAAGATAGGCACATAAGGCGAAAGTATATTATTAAAAATGGTAAAAAAAATTCATCAGAATAAAAAAGGCGGATTAAGCGAAAGAGGCAGACAATTCTTTAATAGAAAAGATGGATCTAATTTAAAAAGACCAGTTAGCTCTGGTAAAAACCCAAGACGCGTATCCTTTGCAGCGCGATTTGCAGGGATGTCTGGACCCATGAAAGATAAAAAAGGTAAACCAACAAGATTAGCATTAGCATTAAAAGCGTGGGGATTTGGTTCAAAAGAAGCTGCTGCTAGTTTTGCAAGAAATAATAAGAAGGCATAATGGCTTACGGAAAAAAAGAAAAAACATTATTACAAAAACATTCTAAACATCATACAAAAAAACACATGAGTTTGATGGTTTCAGAAATGAGTAAAAATAATAAAACATTTAAACAAGCACATACAATGGCTATGAGAAAGGTAGGTAAATAATGGCATACGGATCAAAAAATAGTTTGGTTAAAAACATTAATAACAGACGTAAGAAAGGGATTAGTAGATCAAAGAAAAATTCTACAATTTCTAAAAAGTCATATACGGCTTTACAAAAAGGATGGAAGTAATCAATGGCTAGTGTGGTTCAAATGTGTAATTCTGCGCTCAATCAGTTAGGAGCTGCAAGTATAACTTCTCTTACTGATAATTCTAAGAACGCAAGATTATGCAACGAAAGATATGAAACTATTAGAGACGCAGTATTTAGATCTCATCCTTGGAACTCTTTAATTAAAAGACAACAGTTAGCTCAAGATACAGCTACACCTGCATGGGGTTTTAAATACCAATTCACTTTACCTTCTGACAGTTTAAGAGTTTTAGCAATCGATGCTTATAATTCTGATTATAAAATAGAAGGTAGAAAAATATTATCTAACGAAAGCACAATAAAAATAGTTTACGTTTCAACTGTAACAGATCCAAACGAAATGGATATTTTGTTAAGAGAAACTATTTCAGCTGGTCTAGCAGCAGATCTTGCATATTCAATTACAGCAAATTTACAAGTAACTGGATTAATGACAGACAGATATACTGCTAAATTATCTGAGGCAAGACACGCAGACGCAAGCGAGGGTTACAACACCGATCCTCGTAATGGACAAACTGATCAAGTTATATCTGAAGATTTTATAAACAGTAGATACTAATATGGGAAAACAACTATTAAGTATTCCTAGCTTTACAGCTGGGGAGATGTCATCCTCTATGCAGGGGAGAACTGATTTTCAAAAATACTTTAACGCAGCTACGCGTATTGAAAATTTTGTAGTTTTACCACATGGACCCGTAACTAGGAGACCAGGAACTTATTTTGCTGCAGAAGTAAAAACAAGTACACAAAAAACAAGACTTATACCTTTTACTTTTTCAACTGAACAAGCCTATATTTTAGAATTTGGAAATGGGTATATTAGATTTTATAAAGATGATGGACAAATCCAATCTGGTAGTTCCGCTTATGAAATATCTTCTCCTTATTTAGAAGCACAGTTATTTGATATTAAATTTGCTCAATCTGCTGACGTGATGTATTTAGTTCATCCAAGCCATCCCGTAAAAAAATTAAGTAGAACTGGACACACTTCCTGGACACTTAATACAGTTTCATTTAGTGGATCTCCCTCTCCTGGAATTTCTGGATCAAACAATAGACCAAGTACAGTTACTTTTTTTGAACAAAGATTAGTCTTTGCAGGAACTAATAATAATCCACAAACTATTTGGTTCTCAAAAGCTGGAGATTACGAAAACTTTACAACTGGTACAAATGATGACGATGCCATGATTTATACAATCGCATCAAATCAAGTTAATGCAATCCAGGCTATGAAAGCTACAAGAACTCTTATTGTAATGACTACTGGTGGAGAGTATGCTGTGTCTGCTGGATCTGGAATTGCGATCACTCCTACAAATATTTCAATCGTTAAGCAATCAAACTATGGATCTTCTGGTGTTGATGCTTTGTCTATTGGTAATGCAACTATTTTTTTACAAAGAGCAAAAAGAAAAATAAGAGAACTAGCTTATAATTTTGATAGCGATGGTTATGTTGCTCCAGATTTAACCATACTTGCAGATCACATTTCAGAAACTGGTATTATCCAAATGGATTATCAACAAGAACCTTACTCAGTTGTTTGGGGTGTAAGAAATGATGGTGTTTTAGTAGGCTTAACTTATAACAGATTAGAGAATGTTGTAGCTTGGCACAGACACATTTTAGGCGGTAAATCAGATACAGGTAAAACAATCAAACAACAAAAAATTACTTTCACATCTAATTCAACAAACGTCAATACTACAAACAATACAATAACTTTATCATCACATGGTTTATCAACTGGAGATCAAGTTTATTATTATGCTGCATCTAATAAAATAGGCGGATTAAGTAATTCAAAAGTTTATTATGTTATATCTGTTGATGCAAATACAATTAAATTAGCAAACTCTTCTTCTGGCGCATCTGCAGGTACAGAAATTTCTTTAACTTCAGCGCCTGGATCCGATACAACACAATTTATTTATCAAGGAGTAAACATAAATAATAATTTTATTTTTAGTGTTGCACATGGTTTTAAAACAGGAGATCACATTTTTTACAAAAATTCTGGAACGGCAATAACTGGTTTAGCAGAAAATACTAAATATTATATATCCAAAATAGATGATAACCAATTTCAATTATTCAAAGACGAAGGTTTAAATACTGTTATTAATTTAAGCTCAGCTCATTCTTCAGAACAAATAGATAAAATACTAACCCACGCTAAAGTAGAAAGTGTTGCAGTAATTGATGGAGATACAGACGAGGATCAAGTTTGGGTTATTGTTGAACGATATATTAATGGAGCTAAAAAAAGATATGTTGAATATTTTACTCCTTTTGAATTTAACAAAGATCTAACAAAGTTTCATTTCATGGATAGTGGCTTGACTTATTCTGGTGGAGAAACTGGTACTTTAACAGGCTTAAATCATTTAGAAGGAGAAACTGTATCCATAATAGGAGAGGGATCCGTACAAACATCTAAGGTAGTAAATGGAGGATCAATAACTATTGATGTTGCTACTGAAGAGGCAAATGTAGGTTTATTGTATTCATCTGATTTACAAACAATGAGATTAGATGAAGGTTACACAGAAACTACTCAGACTAAAACAAAAAGAGTTTATGATTTATCAGTAAGATTTTTAGATACTATTGGAGCTAGTATTGGACCATCATCAGATAATTTAACATCTTTAGATTTTAGAGATAGTTCAGCAAGTATGGATTTACCAGTACCTTTATTTACTGGCGATAAACAAATTGAATTTGATGTCGGACACGGAACAGAAGGATTAATTTACATCAAACAACCACAAGCGCTGCCAATGACTATACTTGGTATCTATCCAAGATTGGAGACAGAAAGTGTCTAAAATTGAATTTGTATCTTTTGAAAATGATCATGCAAAAGAAATACTTGATCAAGGATTAAACCAAAAATTATTAGAATTCAAACCAGAACACAGGAAGTATTCTTTATACTTAAAAGAAATTGGAATGTCATTTACAGGATTATTAAATAATAAACCTATTGTGGCAGGAGGGATTTTTCCTCTCTGGGAAGGCACAGCTGAGGGGTGGGTCTTAGCTACTAAAGAAATAAATAACTATCCAATAACGATTTCAAAAGTTATTAAGCAAAGAACGGATATGATGATAAAAAATAATTTTATCAGAAGATTACAAACATCCGTTAAAGCTGATTGCGATACAGCAATAAGATTTGCTGAGTGGCTAGGTTTAAAACAAGAAGGTTTAATGAAGGCTTATGGTCCAGATGGAGAAGATTTTTACAGATATGCGAGGGTTATAAAATGAGTTTTTTTGGAGATATATATCAAGGTAAAGCACAACAAAAAGCAGCTGATTTTAATGCGCAGGTAGAAGAACGTAATGCTGAACTAAAAAGATTAGAAGCAAAACGAATAATGACTACGCATAATGCGTATACTTTACCTAAGTTTGACAAAACAGTTGAAGAAATACAAGGAGCTACAAGAGTTGCTTATCTTGCAAGTGGTGTAGAATTATCTGGTACACCTTTAGAAGCGTTATATGAAAATGAATTAGAGCTGCAAACTGACAGAGATATAATGGATTACAACGCACAAAACGCAGTTGATACTGCAAACAATGAAGCAATTATGATGGAAGCAAACGCAGATCTTGAAAGATTTAGAGGCAAGGTAGCTAAAAAAGCTAGTTACTTTGCAGCAGGTCAAAGTTTATTAAATACTGCAGCTATGTTTGGAGGAGGCGGCTAATGGCTATTAAATTATACAAATCACAATTAGAACCAACAACCCAATCATCAAATGTTTTAGACCGAAGAAAAATATCTATGTCTGAAGCTGGAGCTGTAGGTAGAGCATTTAAAGGTTTTGCTCAAGCTGGCGAAAAACTTTACGTCAAACATCAAGAAATCAAAAGTGAAAAAGAAGTTTTAGAAAAAATTAAAACTGTAATGAATGGCGAAAATGGTTTGGCTTCTGTTAAATTAAATGCGGTACAGATGGATGATCCAGATAAAGCTATGGCTTATTACAATAATGAAGTTGAAAAAATTAAAAATTCTACTTCTGATTTTACTGGTTTATTTTCTAAGAAAAAATTTAATACTTGGTTGACTAAACAATCAATAGAAGATGGTAACACAATTAAAGTTAAATCTACTGCAAATCTAATTGAAGGAAGAAAAACAACCGAGCTTGATTATATTGAAACATTAAAAAAGAAAGTTATTTTTGCAGGATCTGATCTTGAAAAAAATAATGCAACAATAGAATTAAATACAAGATTAAATTCTGCATCTAATACTGAATTATTTGGTGGTGGTATTAAAGATGTTAAAAGTGCAGTAGCAAAAGATATAGCATTTTATGGTTACAAAAGAGTACCACTTAATCAACAAGATCAAGCCTTAGAATTAGCTAAAAAAGATGACCGATTATCTACAGATGATGTTATTAAATTAGAAACACATTTTAAATCTAAATCAACAACAAGCAATCATTTAAACAAAGCTAATGTTTCACAAATGCAAAGTAATATTGAAAATGGCATTAACATTAATGTTGATGAATTTAATACAGCTTTATCTATTGCAACTACTAATAATGACCAGGCGACAATTCTAAAATTAAAAAAAATTCAAGAAGATGCTCCTATTTATGCTCAACTAAATACAATGTCTGTTTCTGAAATAGAAAACAGAATTAATATTTTAACTAATTTTAATAATACCAGTAAAAAAGGTATGTCATTAAAAGATGCTAGAAATTTAGAAATATCTAAAAAGTATCTTGCTGCTCTATCTACATCTTTAGATAAAGATCAATTAACTACTGCAAAAAATAAAGGTTTAGTAGAAATAGAAGAAATAGGATTTGATCAATTATTAACAGGTGGAGATATGAATTTATTTGCATCTAAGGTAAAATCAAGAATAGCTCAAGCTACTACTGTTGCAAATTTTTACAAAAGACCCGTAAAATTTTTTACTGAAAACGAGGCTAAACAAATTACAGCTGCATTTGATAGTGCAACAAATGGCAATCAAATAATTCAATTATCAACTACTTTAGTTCAAGCATTTGGTGGAGATAGCGATGTAGCTTTTAGACAAATTTCAAAAGATAATACTTTCTTAGCACACATTGGTGGTCTTACTATGATGAACGATGGTGTTGCTGGTAATAATGCTAAATTAGCTATTGATGGATATTTATTATCTAAAGAGCCAGATCTTGCAGATAAGTATAAAATGAAAAGTTCAGATACTGGTTTACTAAATGTTATTGGTAAATACAGCGAGGTATTTGGAGAAAACTTAGAAACTTTTAATAATGCAGTAGAAACAGCTAATTATATTTATGCAGCTCAATTAAAAAACTCTGGAAAAACTACTAAAAATTTTAAAGCTAGTGATTGGGAAAAAGCATTTAGTATGGCGGTAGGTGCAAAATCAATACAGAAATTTGGTTTTGATACTAAGATGGGTGGCTTTGATACTAACACTAGAGGTACAATGGTACATATACCACCTTGGCTACCTAATGGTAAATTTGAAGATGTAATAGAAAATTTTAAATCTGCAGAAGGTAAAGAATTATTTAAAAAAGCATCTAGTAATGATCAGTTGCCAATGATTAATGGAAAAGAATTTACAGTTGATCAAGTATTTAAAGAAAGAGATCCTTATTTTGTAAGTATTGGTAATGGTAAATATAAGATTGCTATGGGAGAAAACCCTAAAGAATTTGGCGGAGATCCCGAATACTTAATAAATTCAGATGGCGGATTTTTTATAATTGATATTAACAAAATCAAAGCAGAAATAATTACAGGATTATAATATGAGTATTTTCTTTGATGAAGATAAAACTCTAACACCAGATAGCAATACAAGTGTTGCTAAAGGCGAAAGAACTAGCTTTATGGAAAATGCTAGTTCAGCATTTAATGCTTTTAGAAGATCTGAGCTATTTACATCTGAAAGAAATAACCTTGAAGAAGAATATATTAATATAGTTAATATATTACAAAAAGCAGGTCATACAGATATTATCTCCCCCTTAGAACAAGAATTTAATCCATTTGTAGGAACTGGTATTGATGTATCTGAAGAAAGTTTTTTTAAACCAAAAGAAGAGCTAGAAGCTAATTTTTGGAACAAAGTTTCTGAGCTACAAACTACTGACGAAAATTTAAAATCATTATTAGTTGAAGCTGGATTAGATACTCCAGATAATATGCAAGCAACTATAGCAAAGAAAGCTCATAGTGCTTGGAAAGAATATTCAGATATAAACGAAAGAGCTACTACTAAAGGTAAAATAGGTGGCTTTGGTGGTATTGCTGCAGGAGCTTTTACAGATCCAATTATGGGAGGAGCTGCAGTTGCATCATTTGGTTATTCTGTACCAGCAACTTTCGGAGCTGCAGCGTTAAGAGTTGCATACATGGAAGCAATTATTGGTGGTGTATCAGAAACATTAATACAATTAAAATCACAACCATACAGAGCTAAACTTGGATTTGAAGATGCTGGTTTAGAAACTGGTTTAAAAAATGTAGCCATGGTTACAGGTGCATCGGCTGCATTGTCTCCAGCATTTTTAGGTTTATTTAAAGCATTTGGTAAAAGTATTGATGCAGGTAAAAAATTATTATCTAAAACTTCTGTAGAAGATTTACAAAAAATTCATAAAGAATTAGGAGATATTAATCCTAAATTTAAAGACAAAGCTCTTAATGAGATTGAAATCCCTAAAAAAGATATACCAGATATTAATACTCCACTAGCTAGAACAGAGCATAACGAAAGATTAAATACATCTTTAAAACAATTACAAGATGGAGAACCTGTAGATTTACCAAGAATTGAAAATAAAATTATATACCACGGCACAGACAAATATTTTAAAGAGTTTGATCTAAATAAAACAGCTGATCAATCTATTTGGTTTACAGATGATATTGATGCTATCAAAGCTGGTACAGTAGGCGCTGCAGGTAAAGGTAATATAATTAAAAGATTACTTGATGAAAATAAAGTTAAATTAGCTACAGCAGAACAAGCAGAAAAATTAACAGACGATCAGTTAATTGCACAAGGATTTGATGGTGTAAGATTTTCTAAAGAAGAAGGTTTTACTGAAAATAATTACAGAATATTTAATACAGAAAAATTAGATAAAACTGGATCTGTTCAATCTCCATCTGGTTTTAATAAAAACGAAACGAAATTAGCAGAAGATATTGAAGGAGTTAAAAATTTTGATGTACCTAATGAAGCAACTTTAAGAAATCAAGCCTTAGATCTTGAACGATCTATGTTTGATGTTGGAACTTCAGCAGCCATTAAAGATGTAGCGGGTGCAGGATCTGCTGCAAAAACAGTACCAACTGATAATCCTTTAGCTAAAACCCAAGACTTAGTATCAAAATCCCAACGAACAGATGCAGCTCCATCATCTACAGTTTTAGCAACTGCACAGAGTAAACCTCCACTAATTCGTGGTTCTAAGACTAAAACAGTTGGCGACTTTAATTCCATAGGTAAGCAATTATATCATATATCAGATGATTTCAACGAAATTTACAAAACATTATCCGCTAAAATTGAAGATTTAACAAAAGAATTACAACCTATAGCAACAAAATATAATGGCGAGTTAAAGGCAAGAATAAAAGATAAAGCAAGTTTAAATGAAAAATTAGCTAGTGATCCAACTTTTACTCCTCAAAATATGTCTGATGTCTTAGGTACAAGAATTTCAGTTAATAGTATCCTTGATGCTAAATTACTTTTTTCAGATATTTCAAAAAAATCTCAAGTTATTTTAAGTGATGATTTTTTAGATGATGTGGGTAGAACCTTAACACATAATACTGATTATAGAGCTATTCACGCACAAATATTAACAAAAGATGGTTTTTCTTTTGAATTACAAATTAGATTAAAAGAGCTAGATCCATTAACTGAAAAATCACACGCTCTTTACAAAAAAACAAAATATCAAAAAGATACAATTTCTGCTGATGATTTAAACAAATTATTAGATGAGCAAGATCTTATTAATAAAAGATTATCAAAAAAATACTTTGAAATTAGAGACAAAGAATTATTAAAATTAAAAACAAATGACCCATTAGATCAGCCTATACCTGTTGGACAAAGGTTTGACGAAGATACTGGGGAAATTGTAACTATAAATAAAACATCAAGAGAATTGTTTGAAGAAGAAGCTAAAAATAAAACAATGCTAGAAAGATTGAAGGATTGCGTATGAGTGGTAGTAGTTTTAAACAATGTATTATTAATGGTGTTAAAGAGGGTTTAATAAGTCAAACACAAGCTCATAAACTTAGAACTAACCTAGAAGAGCTGCAAGAATTTTATCAAGTAAGAAAAGGTTTAGGTAAATCTGAAGCAGAAAAGTTAGCTGCTAAAGAAACATTGGACCAGGCTAAAATAGAATTTGCTGAAAAACTAAGATTTACTTTGTTACAAAAAGATAAGTTTAATGAAATGACTACATTGTTTGCAACTTATAGAAATGCAAACGGAGAAGTAGATTATGCTAATGCTTATAGATCTATGCAAGCTCACGATATAGTTGCTAATACACCTAATATTGAAAGAACTGTTGATATTGAAAGAGGTAAAGCTCATCAACTAATGGCAGGATTGTTAGATAAAATGAGATATAAATTAGGTGGCAGACAATCCAAACTTCAAAAAACTAATCTAAAATTAATGGTTAAAGAGTTAATGGGAGAAACTACAGGTAATGTTAATGCTAAACAATTAGCTGATGCCTGGCGAGAAACTGCAGAACATTTAAGAAAAAGATTTAATAAATTTGGTGGTAAAGTTTTATCAAGAAAAGATTGGGGATTACCACAAATACATGACAGTTTATTAGTTAGACAATCATCAAAAGCAGATTGGATCGATTATATTTTACCTAAACTTGATTTAGATAAAATGGTTAATGAAAGATCTGGTTTACCTTTTAATGACAAAACTATTAGAGAAGCATTAAGTGAAGTTTACGATAATATATCAACTGAAGGGATGGCTACATTTAAGCCAGGTACTGCAGGATATGGCAGAGCTTTACATAATAGAAGAATAGATCATAGATTTTTAGCATTTAAAAATGCAGATGATTGGATGGAGTATCAAGCTAGATTTGGATCTCCAGATCCCTTTAAAACTATGATGGAGCATATTAATGCCATGGCTAGAGATATTTCTATGCTTAAAATCCTTGGACCAAATCCAGACGCTACTCATACTTGGGCGCTAGGCATGATTAAAAAACAAATGAAGATAGATGCTGCAGCAGAAGCACAAGGTAAATTTAAAAGAAAAAAATTAAATAAATATAGAAACGAAGAAGATAGAACTAACGCTATTATTGAAAATACTAATAATTTATATGCTTATCACAAAGGCACACTACACAAACCTATTGATGGTTTTATGGGTAGAACTTTTGCTGCATTAAGACAGATATTAACTGCTGCTCAATTAGGGGGAGCATCAGTTATGGCAATTACAGATTTTCATTGGTCAAGATTAACATCTAAATTTAATGGTTTACCTGCATATAAAGCAAACAAACAAGCTCTTAAATTATTAAAAGAAGGTATTAAAAAAGATAAAGCGATGGCAAGAACTGCTGTTAGATTAGGTTTGATTGCTGAGCATTGGTCAACAGTAGCTGGTGTTGCTGCTAGATATTTAAACGAAGTAGATGCTCCTTTTTGGTCTAAAAGAGTTTCAGATGTAGTTCTTAGAGGATCTGGGTTATCTCATATAACTCAATCTGGAAGATGGGCGTTTGGAATGTCTGTTATGGGAACACTTGCTGAAGAAAGCGGAAAAGTATTTAATAAATTAGATCCTAATTTACAAAAACAATTACAGAAATATGGTATTGAAGCTGATGATTGGGAAATCATAAGATCTACTAAATTATATGATGCAGGTATAGATGAGCCATCAATGGTTGGAAAGGGTGCAACTTTCTTAAGACCAGATGATATTATGAAAAGAGCTGATTTGGATGAAGCAACAAGAGAATTTTTAACTACAAGATTGCTTACTTATGTAACTAATGAAACAAACTTTGCAGTACCTACATCTTCTGCAAAAGGTAGAATTACCTTATCTGGATCTGCACAGCCTGGAACAGTAAAAGGCGAAATAGTAAACTCTATGTTGATGTATAAAAACTTCCCTATAACTTTGGGTATGACGCATTTAAGTAGAGGATTTCAACAAGTTGGTTTGAAAGGTAAAGCAAAATATCTAGTGCCAATGATTGTAGGTGGAGCTGTAATGGGATCTATAGCTTATGAAATAAAACAAATAGCAGCAGGAAAAACAGCTACTAAACCAGAAGATATGGGAGTTAGATATTGGTTAAATGCTATTATTTATGGTGGTGGATTAGGTATATTTGGAGATTTTTTATTTTCAGATCAAAATAGATATGGTGGATCTTTCAGTAAAACACTAGCTGGACCCGTAGCATCATTTATTGGAGATACTATTAATCTAACATTTGGTAATGCAGCTCAACTTATATCTGGAGAAAAAACTAATGCAGGTAGAGAATTAGCAGCATTTATACAAAGATACACTCCTGGATCATCATTATGGTATGCAAGAGTAGCGTTAGAACGAATATTGTTCGACAGTATTGAAAGACTTATTAACCCAGATTTTGATAGCGATAATAGACGTAATATAAACAAGTTAAAAAGCCGTACTGGACAGGATTATTGGTGGTCTCCAGGCGATATAAAACCAAATTATTAATAGACAATATAGACTAAATTTTATAAAGAGAAACATATAGTAGGTGTTTCATGCCTACATTTTTATAAAATTTCCAAAAAATAATTATGACAGTATCGAGTTTAACAGTAAAGAACTCCTATAATGGAGATAATACAACAACAGCGTTTAGCTATACATTTCCAATTCATACAGCAGCTGAGCTGCAAGTAATTGAGAGATCTGCGTTAGGAACTGAAACAGTTAAAACCTTAAATTCAGATTATACAATTACTGATAATGGAGCTGCGGGTGGTAGCGTAAATTTTAGTACGGCTCCTGCTAATGGGGTTACTATTGTATTGCTTAGAAATACATCACTAACGCAAGAAGTTGACTACGTTAGTAATGACCCGTTTCCTGCAGAAACTCACGAAGGAGCATTGGATAAACTTACGCTCCAGGTGCAAGAGGTACAAGAAGAAGTAGACAGATCTTTAAAATTATCAAGAACTAATACAATGAACTCTACTGAGTTTACTGTAAATTCATCAGATAGATCTGGTAAAATTTTAGGATTTGATACAAATGGAGAGCTAGTAGTTTCACAGGAGCTTGGTTCCTTTAAGGGAAATTGGTCTACATCCACAACTTATGCTGCTAGAGATATTGTAAAAGACACCAGTACAAATAATATATTTTTAGCTAATACGGGTCATACTTCATCGGGTTCAGAGCCTTTAACTACTAATACAGATAGTGGTAAATGGGATTTATTGGTAGATGCTGCATCTGCAACTACAGCTCAAAATGCAGCCGCTGCAAGTGCTACAGCAGCTCAAACATCAGAAACAAATGCAGCTACAAGCGCTACATCTGCTGCTACAAGTTTTGATAATTTTGACGATAGATTTTTAGGAACTAAAGCATCAAATCCTGCAGTTGATAATGATGGTAATACACTTGCTGAAGGGTCGATGTACTATAATTCAACTGACAACGATATTAGATTTTGGAATGGTTCAGCATGGCACGCACCAGAAACAAATTCTGCAGCTAGTGCTACAGCTGCAAGTGCTAGTGAAACAGCAGCAGCTACAAGTGCAGCGGCAGCTTTAGTTTCAGAAAATAATAGTTCAACATCTGCATCATCTGCTAGTTCAAGTGCTAGTTCTGCAACGTCAAGCGCTGCAGCAGCGTTAGCGAGTAAAAATGCAGCATCAGCTAGTGAAACTGCATCTGCTGCAAGTGAGACAGCAGCAGCAAGTAGTCAAAGTGCATCTGCAACAAGTGCTAGTGCAGCCGCTTCATCTGCCTCATCAGCAGCATCTAGTGCAACATCAGCTCAAGCTGCTCAAGCCGCTGCCGAAGCCGCAGCTGATAATTTTGATGATACTTATCTTGGAGCAAAAACTTCAGATCCATCTACTGACAATGATGGTGATGCTCTTAATGCTGGAGATTTATATTTTAATTCAAACACAAATATATTGCGTGTTTATAACGGATCAGCTTGGCAAGATGCAGCAGTTGACACAACAAGTTTTGCATCAAATGGATTTGCTATCGCAATGGCAATAGCTCTTTAACAATAACAATAATAGGTAATAAAAATGGCTCAAAATTTTAGAAGATACACAAGCAACGATGTAGGAACATCTGCAGCAACTTTATTTACTGCTGATAGTTTTGATACTGTTGTTGGTATATCAGTTTCAAATGTAACTGGTTCATCAGTTATAGCATCTGTTTATATCAATGATGGTTCTAATGACATCTATTTAATTAAAGATGCACCTATTCCTGCAGGTTCATCATTACAAGTATTAGATGGTGGAGCTAAATTTGTAGTTCAATCTGGCGATGCTTTAAAAGTAGTATCAGACACAGCTTCATCTTTAGATGTTTGGGTATCAACAGTAGACGCAATTAGTTCATAGGAGATTTAATGGCTTACATTGGAACAAAACCAGCAGATGCAGTTTTAGAAACTAACGATATAGCTGATGGTATAGTTACTAATCCTAAACTATCTACAGGAAGCCAACAAAATTTTAGAAACATCATCATCAATGGTGACATGAGCATAGCACAAAGAGGAACTTCATCAACAGGCTTACAAAATTCACCAGAATATTTAATAGATAGATGGTCATATAGGAGAGCAGGAACTTTTACATCTGCAACTTTTAGTATGGCACAATCAACGGATGTTCCAAGTGGTCAAGGATTTGCAAAATCAACTAAGATAGATTGCACAGCAACAGAAAGTTCTTTACCAGCAGACGTTTTTGCTGGTTTTAACCAAAGATTTGAAGGTCAAAATTTACAGTATTTAAAAAAAGGAACATCAAGTGCTGAAAGTTTAACAGCTTCATTTTGGGTTAAATCAAATAAAACAGGAACTTACATTTTACAATTAAGAGATACTGATAACTCAAGAGCTATATCTAAATCTTATACTATTTCATCTGCTGATACTTGGGAAAAGAAAACCATAACTTTTGCTGGAGACACCACTGGTGCATTTGATAATGATGCAAATAATAGTCTTGAATTTTTCTTTTATTTTTCTGCTGGAAGTGATTATACATCTGGAACTTTACAAACTTCTTGGGGAAGCGAAGTAGATGCAAACAGAGCAGTAGGTCAAGTCAACCTTGCAGATAGCACATCAAACGAATGGTACATTACAGGAGTACAACTAGAAGCTGGAACAACTGCATCATCATTTGAAACGCTCCCTGTAGATACTCAACTTAAGAGATGTGAGCGTTATTATGAAACCTTAACTACAGGTGCTCAACAAGCGTTTGGTGATGCATGTTATTATAGTTCTACTAATTTATATTTTTCCTATCAATTAAAAACAACAAAAAGAGCAGTTCCAAGTTTAGACCAAGTAACTGGTACTAATATTTATAGTTTTTATAGAAATAATGGTGCTGATAATTTTAATGGTTTTGATGGTATTTCAAACAGGTCAACTGAAACAGCTATTGAAATAAATTGTGCCACAAATATAAGTGGAACAGGTGGTCAAGCAGGATTTCTTAGAACAGGCAATAGTGCCACAACTGCTTTTATAGGATTTGATGCGGAGTTATAATTATGATTGATACAATAGAAAAAACATACGACATGATAGATAATACATTCTGTGGTTACAGAGTAACTTATCAAAATTCTAATAAAGTTAAATTAGTACCACTAGACGAAGCAAACACAGATTACCAAGCAATACAAGAATGGATAGCAGATGGTGGAACAGTAATAGATAATGGGGGTGGAGAGTAATGGCTTATCTTGGCAGAGGATTAGACAAAATATCAAACATAGAGGTACTAGATAATATTACCTTTGATGGTTCTAGTTCTTATTCTATTACAAAAGGTTCAGTAGCATTTACACCAAACTCTGCTCAATCATGCTTGATTAGTATTGATGGTGTGGTTCAAGCTACTAATTTTACTGTGAACTCAAATACAATAGATTTTGGCGTTGCTATACCAAGCACATCAACTTGTAATTTCTTTTTACATTATGGAACAGGAGTTATGACAGTACCTAGTGATGGCTCTGTAACTGAAAGTAAGATTGGCTCAAATGCTGTTTCAAGTGCTAAACTTAATTATCCTTTAACAACATTTAGTTCTACAGGTATTGATGACAATGCTACAACAAATGCTTTAACAATAGATAGTTCTTCTAATTTAAAATTTAATTCTGGTTTTGGCTCAGTTCAAACTGCTTATGGCGTTAGAGTTTGGTTAAGATATGACCAAGTTAATAATGTAGTTGAAGCAAGTGGGGGTGTTAGTTCTGTAACTGATTCTAATACAGGAAGATATATAATAAATTTTACAAACAACATGCCAGATGCAGATTATGCACTTGGAGCTTGGTCTGGTAGAAATGCAAATCCAACTGTTTCTGGGGAAAGTAATTTTCACAATGTAGGAAATATTACAATTTCTACAGGAGATGCTGTTAACAACACTTGGGTTTATGGAGATGTAGATGACACAACAATAATAATAGTTAAATAATATGAAAATAATATACTTACAAGATGATAATACAATAGCATGTTTAGTTCCAACACCAGACGCTTTAAGAACTATGACAATGGAACAGATTGCAAAAAAAGATGTTCCAACAGGCAAAGCATATAAGATTATTGAAGATAATGAATTACCTAGTTCAAGAGAATTTAGAAATGCTTGGACAATAAATGAAGCAGAATTAACAGATGGAGTTGGCGACTAATGGCTATAACAATAGATATACCTAAAGCAAAAGAAATTTGGAAAAATAAAATAAGAGTTAAGAGAACAAATGCTTTAGCCAAATTAGATATAGATTACATGAGAGCAAATGAAAGTCGTGCAGATACTACTTCTATTGTTGCTGACAAACAAACATTAAGAGATTTACCAAGTCAAGTAGATACAGCCACAACAACAGATGAAATAAAAGCTGTATGGAATGATAAGTTAGGAGATAAAGAATAATGGCATTAATTACATTAGGAGCAAACTCTGGTAAAGGAAAGGTTTTGCAAGTTGTTTCAAGTGGAGAAGCAACTCAAGCAACAATTAATTCTACAAGTTATGTTTTAGCAATATCACTTACAATAACTCCTACAAGTACATCAAATAAAATATTTGTAACACTTGATGGTCAATATCAACAAGATGATGCAAATAACTCTATTTCTCAAACACAATTAACTAGAACAGTTGGTGGAACAGAAACAACTATATTTGACCAATCAACTGGTAGAGATATTTCCGAAGGTGCTAGTTTTAATTCTCCTAACTTTGCAAAATTAGACGAACCAAATACAACTTCTGTAGTTACTTATAAAGTTTATGGTAAAGCATCAAATTCTTCATCTGATTGGAGAGTTAGAGAACATACAATATTAAATGCTTTTGAAATATTAGGATAAAATTATGATTACATTAAGTAAAGCTATTAAAAAAATAAATCCAAATGCAGAGTTTAAATATCTTGAAGAAGATATTAATTCTATTGAATGGTTAAATGGAACAACACCTATTCCTAAAGCTGACATAGAAGCTAAGATGACAGAACTACAAGCAGAGTATGATGCTAACGAATATCAAAGAGTAAGAGCAACTGCTTATCCATCAATACAAGAACAGTTAGATATGCAATACTGGGATAAGGTTAATGGTACTACTAACTGGGAAGATGCTATTGCTAAAACTAAATCAGATATACCTAAACCATAATGAAATTTGTGTTGGCTTATACAATATGCTCAGCAATAACTGGGATGTGTAACAATACAATCGTTTCTCCAGTAGAGTTTAGAGCCTGGACAGATTGTACTAAAGCAGGTGCAGTTGCAACAATAACAGTAACCAACAATTATTTAGAAAAATTTAACAAAGAAAAATTATACGTTACCTATTTTTGTAACGAAGTGGAGGGAGAAGATGCGTAAAAAAAGAAAAGCATCTAATTCAAATATTGAAGATCACAATGGTATAAGAATATCTTACCATGAAAAAGTCTGCGCTGAGCGTATGAAAACTTTGTTTAAAGCTATAGATGAAATGAAAACAGATATTAAAAGTTTAAAAGCTGATATGAATAGAGGAAAAGGAGCTGCCGCTATAATTATATTACTAGGTGGTTTACTTGGCTCGATCTTCTACTACTTCACGAAGTAGGATAACCGCATCTGTAGGTTTATCCAATGAATTATTAGCAGCATCACAGTTTGCTAAAGATCCAGATCTAATAGTTTTTGTACCAGCTGGAGGTACTGGACCAATCGATATTTTAACGCTTAACGTAAAGACAGGGGAGTACGTTGCTTATGATGTTAAAACACAAAACTACAGAGCTAATGGTTGGAAGATTAGCCGTGGTAGAACTGCCGAACAACAGAGACTAGGTGTCAAAATACTTAATTTTGATCCGAAGAAGTTATAGGATTTTATGGAAGATATTAAAGAAAGAATTAAGCAGCATGAAGGGTTTAGGCGTACTGTGTATTCCGATAGCCTTGGTTTTGCTACAATCGGTTATGGTCATCTCGTATTGGATACCGATAACTTTGTTGCGGGTGTTGAGTATTCTAAAGAAGAGCTTGATGCTGTCTTTGAAAGTGATTTTAAAATTGCTCTTACATCTGCAGAAGAATTACTTGAAGGATTAGACGTACCAGAAACAGTTAAAGGTATTGTTTGTGAAATGTGTTTCCAACTGGGTAAACCAAGAGTAATGAAATTTAAGAGAATGTGGGAAGGTATCGAGGCTGGAGATTACAATGCTGCAGCTGATGAAATGATTGATAGCAACTGGCATAAGCAAACTACTGCAAGATGTGAAGATCTAGCTGAGCTTATGAGGAGCTGCGCATGATCCAGTTTTTAAGTATTTTAAAAAACCCATTAACAAAAATGGTTTTAAATAAAGGTTCTGAATATCTTAAGCATAGAGCTGAGAAAGTTAAAACAATAAGAGCTGCTGAAATAGAAGCAGCTAAAGATGTAGATATAACTAGAATTAAAAGCCAGGATCAATCATACAAGGATGAGATATTAATGCTTTGGCTAATCGGGATGCTGACAACTGGTTGGTTTCCATCTACTAGAGAGAACTTTAGAGAGTGGGTGGCAATAATAAATGATCTTCCAGACAGCGTATGGTATCTGGTAATTATTGTCTTTACAGCCAGTTTCGGATCTAGAGTTTCTGACAAGTTGATGAACAGAAAAAAAAAGTAATGGCTAAGCAGAAGTTTACACACTTCATACCAAGGGATAAACCTAAGAAGCGTGGACCAGGCGCACATAAAAAATCAAAAAATAAGCAAGAAAAACGTCAAAAAAAGATGACGCGTTACAAGGGTCAAGGTAGATGAAAATAAATGATAATACAAATATCTCTCTTCCATTAAGAAATTTAATTGCTTTATGCGTAGCTGTTGGTTTAGGTATTATTGGTTATACTGAGCTAACTGCTAGGTTAACTAGCTTAGAAACTTCAAGAGAATTACACCAAGCAGATCTATTAAAAAAATCTGAGCAGCTTCCTACTGACCAGGAACAATTTATGTTACTAGAACACATAGCATCTCAAGTAGAAAGTATCCAAGGAGAGATGGAACTTATGAGAAATAACAATGTCAACATAACTTATGCTATGAAAGATATAGAAAAAATTAAAGAACAATTAGAAAATCTTAAAGATAAAGTAAGAGCTAACGGGAGCCATTAATGGAACAAGTGGTTATTGCTTTACTTCTCCTGGTCAACAATGAGATCAAGGAAGCTCGTATTCAAACGGATCTAAGTAGCTGCTTAAAACGTAAACGCCTGGCGAACAGATCTGTATCAGACAACGTAGAATATAGATGTATTAAAACTAAAGCTGAGCTTGAAAAAAATATAGACGGCTCATACTCAATTAAAAAATTAATAATGGAATAATGATAGACAAGTTTTTTTTAAAATTATTTATAACAGCTGATGCAGTTGTAAGTTGGATAGTGTTTA